TGTATTCAGGTCATCCCAACCGTGTGGAACGCTACAATCAGTACGAAAACATGGACATGGATTCGGAAATCAATGCCTGTCTAGACATCATTGCTGAATTCAGCACACAAATGAATGAAGACAACGAAACACCGTTTGACATTCATTTCAAGGATCAGCCCACGGACCACGAAATCAGCATTGTGAAAAAGCAACTGCAACAGTGGACCAAGATCAACAAACTGGATCAGCGCATATTCAAGCTGTTCCGCAACACCATCAAGTATGGTGATCAGGTGTTTGTGCGTGACCCTGAAACATTTGAACTGTACTGGGTGGACATGATCAAGGTGGCTCGAGTGATTGTGAACGAAAGCGAAGGCAAGCGTCCCGAGCAGTACATCATTAGAGACATCAACCCCAACTTTGAAAACATGAGTGTGGCCCAAAAAACCGCACAGGACTACACAGTGACTCGTGCTGGTGGCACATTTCAAGGCCAAGGTGGCGGCAGTCAAGGTAACGGTGCTTATGGCCAAGGTGGTGTAGGCGGCGTGGGCAACAGCAGATTTCAACGAGCTCAGAACGAAACTTGTTTGGATGCCAAGCATGTGGTGCATCTCAGCCTCAACGAAGGCCTGGACTACTTCTGGCCTTTTGGTCAAAGCATCCTGGAAAACATCTACAAGGTGTACAAGCAGAAAGAATTGCTGGAAGATTCTGTACTGATCTATCGTGTGAGCCGTGCTCCTGAACGCAGAGTTTTCAAGATTGACGTGGGCAACATGCCCAGCCACATGGCCATGGCCTTTGTGGAGCGTGTGAAAAACGAAATGCACCAGCGCAGAATCCCCACTGTCACAGGCGGCGGCGCCAACATGATGGATGCATCATACAATCCACTTTCCATCAACGAAGATTACTTCTTTCCTCAAACAGCCGAAGGCCGTGGTAGTAGCGTGGACACCCTGCAGGGCGGCAGCAATCTTGGCGAAATTGACGACCTCAAGTACTTCAACAACAAAATGGCTCGAGGCCTGCGTGTGCCTTCCAGCTACTTGCCCACAGGCCCTGACGACTCAGATCGTGCCATGAGTGACGGTCGTGTGGGCACGGCCTTGATACAAGAATATCGTTTCAACCAGTACTGCGAACGCTTGCAAAAGCTGATCATGCAGAAGTTGGACGACGAATTCAAGATGTTTCTCAAGTGGCGCGGTTTCAACATTGACTCAGGCCTGTTTGACATCACCCTGTGTGAACCGCAGAACTTTGCCAGCTATCGTCAGGCTGAACTGGACACCACACGAATTCAATCATTCACCAGCATGGAGCCTTTGCCCTACATGAGCAAGCGATTCATGATGAAGCGGTATCTGGGTCTCAGCGAAGAAGAGATCATGGAAAACGAAAAAATGTGGCGTGAAGAACGCGACACTCCGGATCTTGAATCAGTGCCAGGTCAAGGCCTGCGCAGCGTGGGCATCACTCCCGGCGGCATGGAAAGCGATCTCCAAGCCGGTGAAGAAATCTCGGCCATGACTGCACCCGAAGGCGGTGCAGATGCAGGCGCAGGCATGCCCGGTACACCAGCAGGAGCAGCAGGCGGAGCCGCAGTGCCACCCCCAGTTCCTGGCGGCGGTGTATAAATACACTGCCATGATTCTCACCGAACTGTACAATCCACATCCTGAAGCCTTTCAAGATCTCAGCCAAGACAACAGTCAAGTGCGCCTGGGAGACTTTCGCAAGACTCGCTTGACCCTCATGCAGATCAACAAACTGCGTCAAATGACCGATGTGCGCAACTATGAATACAAAGAGAAACTCAAGCTGATCAAACAGCAGTATTCGCCTCCTCCGGCTGCAGCCATGTAAAAAGTATTACATACTTTGTAATAATTGGGTGTTTTCGGTCAGTAAAACACTACTATTTCTCCTCCTTTATTAAATAAAGCACGAGCCATATACTTTTGGAGGGGTCTCATGAACAAATTTGAACAACTTATTGAATTCGTTATCAACGACGAAGAACAAAAAGCACGCGAACTTTTCCACGACATCGTGGTTGAAAAAAGCCGCGCTATCTATGAAAGCCTCATGAACGAAGAGGACGCCGAAGAGCTTGAAGAAGCCGCTGAAGAAGAAGAGATTGAAGAAGACGCCGAAGAGCTGGACGAGAGCTTTGGCGAGCCCATGGCCGACAGTGCCGACAACTTGGTAAACAGTACCATGATAAATGACTTGGGCGACGATGTTGAAAAGGACGAGGTCAGCATGGCCGAAGCCGATGAAGACGGCAACGAAGACGATGAATTTGGTAGCGAAGACGAAGGCGAACCCAAGCCAGAAGATCTGGAAAACCGAGTGGTTGACCTGGAAGACAAGCTGGACGAACTCATGGCCGAATTTGAAGCCATGATGGGCGGCGACGACGACGGCATGCCAGGTGCTGAAGACGACGGCGTGCCCGGTGCTGAGGAATTCAAACCCAAAGCTGGCGGTGATGCCATGGCCACAGACGACACAGCTGAAATCATGCCCATGGCCGAAGCCCTGGAACTCAAGGCAGCACCCAAGCCTGTGACCAGTGAAGAAGGCAGCGTGAACAAAAAGTCCACAGTGGCAGCCAATGCTGGCGCCAAAGGTCCCATTGGCAACACAGTGAAGCCTGTGAGCACAGGTACCAGCATGGGCGGTCGTCATGACGCAGCCGGTGCATACAGCAACACAGTGAAAGATCTTGGCGTGACACCCACTCAAGAAGCTGGCAAAAAAGCGTTTAAATCAGCAGCTCCTGCTCCTGTGAAAACACAAGCTTCTGGTGTGAACACCAAGAGCCCAGTGGCACGCGGTTAATAAATGAAAACACTGCGCGAGCAACTTACCTTTGGCCAGGCCAACATACGAGTGATCCAAGAGGATGACTCAAGTTCGCCTAGCGGTAAGAATCTCTATCTCGAAGGCATCTGCATCGAGGGAGACAGGCGCAATGCCAACGATAGAATTTACTCACGGCGTGAAATTTCACGTGCAGTGGACACCATCAACACTCAAATACGCGAAGGCAACTCAGTCCTGGGCGAAGTAGACCATCCAGAAGACCTCAAGATCAACCTGGATCGAGTTTGTCACAGTGTGGAAAAGATGTGGATGGACGGCAGCACCGGCTGCGGCAAGTTGAAAATTTTACCAACCCCCATGGGCGAACTGGTAAAAACTCTGGTGACATCAGGCGTGAAGCTGGGTGTGAGCAGCCGCGGATCCGGCAATGTTGACGATAGAACAGGACATGTAAGTGACTTTGAAATAGTCACTATAGATGTGGTTGCCCAACCCAGCGCCCCCAACGCTTACCCTAGAGCAATCTATGAAAGTCTCATGAACATGAAGTACGGACACAGATTGTTGGAAGTGGCTCGTGAAGCTGGGCAGGACAACAAAGTGCAGAAGTATCTCAAGAGCGAAGTAATCAAGCTCATTAGAGATCTCAAAATCTAAGGAGAATCTACAGATGTTAGATGCAATCAAACCGCTGCTAGATAGCAACCTGATCACCGAGGAAACTCGTCAAGAGATCACCGAAGCCTGGGAAGCCAAGCTGACGGAAGCTCGTGAACAGGCCCGTGCCGAACTGCGTGAGGAGTTCGCACAACGCTATGAGCATGACCGAACAGTCATGGTTGAAGCCTTGGATCGCATGGTTACAGAGGGTCTCTCAGCTGAGTTGAGCCAAGTTCGTGCTGAAAAGCAGAGCCTGGCCGAAGATCGCGTGCGTTTTCAAAAGAAAATGGGCGAGTCTGCCACCAAGTTCAACAACTTCATGGTGGCCAAGCTGGCAGAAGAAATTGGCGAATTGCGTCGTGATCGCCGGCAGCACAACGAAGGTCTGGAAAAACTGGAAAACTTCATGGTGCATGCCTTGGCACGCGAAATTCAAGAATTTGCCGAGGACAAGCGTGCTGTTGTGGAAACACGAGTGCGCCTGGTTCGTGAAGCAAGATCCAAATTGGAAACACTCAAAACCAGATTTGTAAAAGAATCTGCCGAAAGAGTCAGCCAAGCTGTTAGCCAGCATCTCAAAGCTGAACTCACTCAGTTGCACGAAGACATTCAAGTTGCTCGCGAGAACAACTTTGGTCGTCGTATCTTTGAAGCATACGCAGCCGAATTTGGCGCCACTCATCTCAATGAGAAGGCCGAAGTTCGCAAACTGCGTGACACCATTGCTCGCAAAGATCACAAACTGAGTGAAGCCATCACGCTCGCTCAACGCACTCGTGTGTTGGCCGAGAACAAGGAACGTGAGTTACGCATACTCAAAGAATCCACCGAGCGTGAAAACGCCTTGGCGGAACTGTTGAGTCCGCTGAATCGTGAGAAACAGGCGATCATGCGCAACTTGCTGGAAAGCGTACAAACCGCCCGTTTGAAAAACGCTTTTGAAAAATATCTTCCAGCTGTCCTCGAAGACCGCTCGGTGAAAGCTACCCAAGTGATCACTGAAAGCGTGACCGAAGTCACTGGCGATAAATCTGCCCGCTACCAAGAAGAAGACACCGACGCTGAAAAAAGCAACGTGATCGACCTCAAGCGTCTGGCAGGACTTTAAACACAACAAAGGAGACATAAAATGTCACAACAATTACTTGAAAGTCGCTGGACCGAAACCAAAGAAGCCCTGATGGAAGGTCTCTCTGGTACCAAGCGCAACAGCATGAGCGTGATCCTGGAAAATACTCGTAAGTATTTGAAAGAGAACGCATCAGCAGGCAGCACAGCAGCTGGCAACATCGCCACCTTGAATCGCGTGATTCTTCCCGTGATCCGTCGTGTGATGCCCACTGTTATCGCCAACGAATTGGTGGGTGTTCAGCCCATGACAGGCCCTGTGGGTCAAATCCACACCCTGCGTGTGCGTTATGCCCAGAGCCTGACAGACAACTCAGCAGCTGGCACCAGTGTAACAGCTGGTCAAGAAGCCTTGAGCCCGTTCACAATTGCACAGGCTTACAGCACAGTGCCCAAAGACACTGCCAGCACCAATGCCTACACCGGTGGCGCCACAGCAGTCATGGAAGGCAACGGCGGTAAGCAGATTTCTGTTCAGATCCTGAAACAAGCTGTGGAAGCTCGCACACGCAAGCTGCAGGCTCGTTGGACATTTGAATCAGCTCAAGACGCACAAGCCATGCACGGCATTGACGTAGAAGCTGAAATCATGGCTGCCCTGGCACAAGAGATCACAGCTGAAATCGACCAAGAGATTTTGCTGAGTCTGCGTACCTTGGCCACCACAGAGTACACATACAACCAAGCCACAGTGAGCGGTACAGCCACATTCGTGGGTGATGAGCATGCTGCCCTGGCAGTGTTGATCAACCGTGTGGCCAACCTGATTGCTCAGCGCACACGTCGTGGCGCTGGTAACTGGGCCGTGGTAAGCTCTGCTGCACTCACAGTGTTGCAAAGTGCTACAACAAGTGCTTTTGCTCGCACAACAGAAGGCACATTCGAAGCTCCCACCAACACCAAGTTTGTGGGCACATTGAACGGCGCCATGCGTGTGTTTGTGGACAGCTATGCAGCTGACACAACACCTGTGTTGGTTGGCTACAAAGGCACAAGCGAAGCTGACGCTGCCAGCTTCTACTGCCCTTACATTCCGCTCATGAGTTCGGGCGTGGTTCTGGATCCCACAACATTTGAACCTGTTGTGAGTTTCATGACGAGGTACGGATACGTCGAATTGACAAATACTGCCTCTTCGTTCGGCAACGCTGCTGATTATCTCGGGGAAATTGCTGTTCAAAACTTGTCTTTCTCCTAATCAGAGACTACAGTTTATTCATCTCAGGGATGGGAAGAAGCAAGAAAGCACACTACGGTGTGCTTTTTTGTTGGCTATATTTTTTTGATTGTTTTTAGTTTGATAGGTGAAATCGCGGTGCAGGACTAAATATTAGCATGAAATTAATAAACGAAATCAAACCTTATACCTATCTAATAAAATTTAAGCCCACGGGCAAAGTTTATTACGGTAGCAGATGTCAAAATGCCACAAAGTTTAACAGAACACCTGCAGAAGATTTATGGAATCACTATACTACTAGTAGCGAAAACATAAACAATCTTATTGCTGAATACGGTAAAGATTCGTTTGAATACGAAGTTCGAAGAACATTCGATACAGTCGAGGAAATGGCTAACTGGGAAATACGAGTGCTAACAAGGTGTTGTGTATTAGAACGACAACACCAATGGATGAATGGCAACATTGCTGGTAAAAAGATACTCACCGAAGCTGGTGCTAAAAAAATAAGTGAAGTTCATAAAGATAAACCTAAGACAGAAGAACACAAAAAGAACCTGAGCTTGGCACTAAAAGGAAAACCTAAAAAATCTACAGTCTATCAATCTGACAAATATAGAGAACACATGTCTAAGATAAAATCTGGCCCGGGTAATGCTAGATTTAGGGCTGAAGTTTTACAATCTACGCGAGATAAAATTGGATTAGCAAATAAAGGTAAAGTTCCAATTAACAAAGGTCTTCCAATGACCGAAGAACAAAAACAAAAAATAAAAGAAACTAAGGAAAAAAACAAAGTAATGTTACATTGTGATATTTGTGGCAAGACTATGCGGCAAGCAAACTTTAAACAATACGGTCACGGTAGCCACTGCAGCGCCGTGTCTGTGAAAAATACACTGTGACCGCTGCTCAAACCCCCAACTCAGCTAAATACTCTATAACAACAAGGAGCATGACCATGCCAGTAGTAATTCAAGGCGCCATTGCAATTGGCGGCAACATCGAAATCGGACCCGACAGCGAAGTGTATCGCAATTTGTTTTTTGATTCACGCAATCCTCCCCCTCAAGGTGCACCCGTATACCCTGTGAGTCACCCAAATTGGAATGGCTGGATGCAGGCACACGCAGTCAACAACGGTGGCATGGGTGCTTTTGATCGCACCTACACCCTGACTTTTCCTGTGACAGGCAAGTACGAGTTCAAGGGTTCAGTAGATGATTCGGGTTGGGTTGATCTAGACGGTGTCAACGTGTTCCAACCCGGTGGGTTTGGTGCTGCACCCAAGATTCAAGAATTTTACATCACAGCTGGTTCACACACCATTGCCCTGCACTCGCGTGACATTGGCGGTGTGGTCACTGGCATTGCATTTACCATTCGCTATTGATTACACCTTGAACCAGGAGAGATACTGCTCAATCTCCTGGGTCACTGTGGTCCAGTTGCCCATTTGCCGTTGTCTAAACAGCTTGGCAGTGGCATACCAGGGTGAATTGTCACGATCCAGCAACCAGCGCCAGTCTAGGGCATACTGGCTCAACATCACCCAGGTGGGTCGGCCCATGGCCCCGGCTAGATGAGTGAGGGCGGTGTCCACACCCAGGTACACATCCACATGCTGCATCAAGCCCGCAGTGTCAGCCCAGCTTTGAATGCTGCCGGGATAGGTTTTTAGTCCCAGTTCAGCCAACACAGCCTCTTGCTCAGGTCGGGCGTCAATCTGCATGTTGATCCACTCGTAGTTGGGACAACGGCGGATCAGGTCCACCATGACTTCAAAGGGCACGCTCTTGTGCTGATTGATCCAGGAATCGGGTCTGCCACTCCAGCCAAAGCCCACTCTCAAGCGTGTTTTTGGGCCCAGACGTTGACGCCAGGCTTCCACTTGAGTTGTGTGTGCTGTGATGTACTGAATAGAATGTGGCAGGGTTTCCAAGGTAATGCCCAGGTGCTGGGGCAGGCTCATGATGGGTGTCCAATAGTCAAACTCAAAGTCAGGATCCTGATAGCCAGTCACACTTGCAATCATGGCGCTGTTCTCAAACAAGGGAACCAGGCCATCTGTGACCTGCAGGTGGATACGTGCACCCTGGCGGTACAGCGGATCCAGGAATCTCATGAACTGTATCATGTCTCCGTGACCCTGCTCGCCACGCACAAATATGGTTTTGCCCCCTAGGGGTTGGCCCGACCAGCGTGGTTGGGTGTATCGGGGCAGGGTGCCGGCTAGATGTTCAAAACCCCAGCGACTTTCATAGGCAGGAAATCCACGAGCATAGTCACCCTGCAGCAAGTAGGCCACGGCCAAATTGAACTGTGCAGTGACCAAGTCAGGATCCAGGATGGTGGCATGCTGCAGGAACGGTATGGCCCGAGCAGGATGGCCCAGTTCTCTTAGAGTGTTGCCATAGTTGTTGAAAGCAGCCGCAGAATCTGGGTCGGCAATCATGGCCTGACCATAGCAGGCTAGAGCCTGATCAGGCAGATGTTGTTCGCGGTATTGGGTGCCTTGCACCATGAGATCATAGCAGGTTTGATTTGACATGTGCTTATTTAAAATCAACCTGTGTCAGGGCAAAATAATCAAAACACAGCTAAATACCAGTCAACGCAATCCTGCGTTTTATGCTGGCTGACCCCGGCGTACGGGCTAGAACCCCGATTGGGCTTCTTTAAGGAGAAAAAACATGGGTCGTCCTCTCAAAATAAAAAAATCCACCACCATTGACATTGGTTTCCCCAACTTTGGTTCACTTACTAATTCCACTTACCCTGTCACACTCACTGCTGACAACTATCTGGGCGTAGTAGGCGGCGCTGCTGCTGGCGTGGCCACTGCTGCTTATCCTGTGCTCAGCTGCCAGGTCAATATTTCGGGTTCCGGTGCTGGCGTAGAAGATGGTTACATCGTGCGTCAAAAAGGTTCCAGCAAGTACCTGGTCACAGGCATCACCAGTGGCGCCACAGGCCAGTGTTTGCTCGCTAACTCTGCTGCTCCTGCTGCGGGTTACATGAGCATTGGCATGTCGATCAACGGTGATTCCACACAGATCTACATCAGCCGACTCAGCAACAAGTGGGCCTTGGACTATGCCAACAACCGCTATGTGATCAACTTCTTCACAGACGAAGGCACCGAAATCAAGTCTGGCACAGCCAGTGACGAAATTGGTTTGGCACAGGCTGAAAGTTACACTTCATAATTTGCCAATGTCACACAATCCCCTTGACTATATACTGGTCATGGGGATTTTTTTATGACTATGGCATTTGTGTTGGGTAATGGTTGCAGCCGTCGGGGGCTGGATCTGATTCAACTGCAATCGCACGGTGCTGTGTATGGTTGCAATGCCTTGTATCGTGATTTTGCTCCTGATGTGCTGGTGGCCACAGATCGACCCATAGCTAACGCCATACAGGCATCGGGCTATGCGCTCAAGAACACTTTTTACACACGTCGACCCGGCGCTGAGTCAGGTGCACACCGCATACCTGTTCAGTATCATGGGTTCAGTTCAGGTCCTGTGGCTGTGGCCCTGGCTGCTATACATGGCCACACCCGCATCTATTTGCTGGGATTTGACCTAGGTGCAGATGCCAATCAGCAGTTCAACAACATGTATGCTGACACAGAATTCTACAAAAAAACTGGAGATTCTCCCACCTATACCGGCAACTGGTGTCGACAAATCGGCCAGATTACCCGGGATTTTGCCGGGGTTGACTTTGTGAGAGTGTGTGGCGATACCACAGCCGATGTACCCGAGTTTGGTGCTTTGCCCAACTTGAGTCACGAGGATTTGACCAGTTTTAGACACAGCATAAATAATCTATAAAGGATCCGGAATGAGCGCACAAAAGAACGTCAGCGGCAATTACACCATTACTCTCGCACAAGGTAACGGTGTGATGACCATCAACGGCGACCTGGATGTGTTGGGCAACATCACCTATGTGGATCAGTTCAATGTCAACGATCCTTTCATCACAGTGGCCGGCAACAACACCGGAACCATCACATCCATGGGCATGGTGGCACAAAAAACCACAACCACGTTTGCTGGCCTGAGATTTAACACCCTGTTGCAACAGTGGGAAATCAGCCCCAGTGTTGATGCTGATGGCGCCGCTGTTTCTCCCTATCAGCCCATATCGTCGGGCGGTGCTGGCACAGTGGCCGGTGCTAACACACAGATACAGTTTAACCAAGCAGATGAATTTGGTGCTTCTGCCAATCTCGCTTTTGACTATGTCAACAACCGCTTGACTCTGCAGGGACACCAAGTGTTGGGCAACATTGCCTCTACACCTGCTTACAGTGGCAACGGTGTGGCCATGTACAACAAAGCTCAGGGCGCAGGCGGAACCGGTGTGTATGTAAAAAACGCTCAAGTGGATGATGAACTGGTGAGTCGTCGTCGGGCTTTCATGTACGGTTTTATATTTTAAGGATTATATATGTCAATCAATTCGGCTCTGCTGACCATCAATGCTGCCAATGTGTATGTCAGCTCTGGTAACACTGCTGTGACTTGGGTTTCCATCAACAACTACTCTGGTCTTGCAACCACAGCCAACCTGTATGTGGTGGCCAGTGGTGAGTCAATTGGCACACAAAATCAAGTGTTGACACAGTTGGAAATTCAAGCAGGTGACACCTATCAGGTGTATGCCGGGGGCGAACGCTTGGTGTTGAGCAACGGGGACGCAATCCAAGCTTCGGCCAATGCAAACAATCGATTGAATGTGGTAGTGAGTTACGCTGAAATATAATGGGATATTTTGTAAAAAATCGCCAACTCAGTTCCGGCAGCACCGGAGTGGGATTGCCTGTTGGCAACACAGCCGACCAACCTGCGCATCCTGTAGTGGGCATGATTCGCTACAACACCGAGCTGGCAACGCCGGAATTCTACAACGGCGCGGTGTTTGTGGCCTTGAGTCAAGCAGGTGGCATCACATACACCTTGGACAACTTTGTGGGCAACGGAGTCTCGGTGGATTTTGTCATGTCATTGCCCGAGGGTCAGTCTACACAAATCATTGTTTTTGTGGGAAGTATCTATCAAATCCCAGAAGAAAATTACACAGTGAGTGGAACAGTGATCACATTCTCATCGGCACCACCCAGTGGCTTGCCTATCAATGTAATCCACAGCGGCAACAGTTAAAGAACGGAACAAATTATGTCAATAAGTCGTGTTGCAGGTCAGATGCTCAAGAGCAATCTCGAACGAGACGGTGTAGATCTGGCCATTGATACCGATTTGGTGTACTTTGATGTGGGCAACAATCGTGTGGGCATAAACACTGCCACACCCGAGGTAGACCTTGATGTCAATGGAAATATACGGGCACGCAATCTCACTGCCAGTCAACAGATCACTGCTGTGGGCAATGCCACTGTGGGCAACGTGAACACAGCTGGCGTTGTGACTGCTGCTGGCAACATCACCGGTGGTAATGTGATTGCCATTGCCAACATTGTGGGCACCACTGGTGTATTTGGCAATGGCAACACTGTGATTGGTACAGGCATCAGCACCACTGGCAATGTCGCTGCTAATTCGGGCGTGTTTGCCGGTGGCAACACAGTGATCGCCAGCAATGTTACCACCACTGGCAATATTTCGGGCAGCAATGTGAGTGTGTCAGGCAATGTGATTGCTAGCACTGGAGTAACAGTGGGCAACATTCGAATTCCTGTGTCGGGCAATATCACTGTGGGCAACGTGAACATTGTGGATCTTGCCAACCCTGTGGCCAACACAGATGCTGCTACCAAGTACTATGTGGACACCAATATCAGCAATGCT